TCGTCTTCTGGCGGTCGTAGCCCATGCTTTTTTCGAAGGTTTCGATTTCCTTCATCGGGTTGAACGGCTCGGCCAGCATGCCCTTTTCGGTCATCATGCCGTAGACGTCCTTCAGCACGCCGTCGAACTGGCCCTGGCTCAGCCCGTTCTTATGAGCCGATTGCTTGAACGTGCCGAACACGGGATCCTTGCCCAGGTCGCCGAAATACGGCTTCATCTTGTCGTCAGGCTGGAAGGTGTAGTCATCGTGGGTTTTCGGCGGCGCTGGCAGCGTCGCGAGCTTGTCCCGCATCCCGCCGAACCGCGTATTCAGGTCGGTATAACCGGCCGCCAGCTTGCCATAGCTTTCCTCGGCCGTCGCGCCGATGAAATCCTTCGGAAAACCCTCCGGCGCCGCCCATGGCGTGCCACCACCCTGCCCGCCACCCTGGCCGCCATCGCCGCCGCCGGCCCCGGACTGCTCGCCGCCGGTATTCCAGAGCGGCAAAAGCAGCCCCATGCACAAAAGTCGGTTTCTCATTTTCGCACCTTAGTCGCGCGGCTTGATCTTCTCGGCTTGCCCGCGCGCGATCTGACGGGCAATTTCCTGCGCAAGCGCATTCTGGCCTTCACGGAAGGCGCCCCACATGGCCATGGCTTGCGCGTCCTGGCCGAGGTTCACGAAATAGGTTGTGCGGCGGAGCGTGACGTCGAACATCGCCTCGAGCGCCATTTTGCCGTCCGAGCTCCGGAAGAAACGGGCCCAGGCGCTGGCGATGATCTTGCCCTTCTCCTCGTCATGCTTCTGCTCGACGGACACCCGCCGCTCGATGCCGTTACGAATATCGGCCGGCAGCATGTCGAAAAAATCCCAGCCCCCGGCGCCGGCCTGCTTGAGAATGTCCTGCATCGAATTTGGCGTCATGCTGCTGCGGCTCCCGGTACGGCGCCGGCGGCCGCCGCCAGCTGGGCGGCGATCATCGCTTGCTGCGCCTGTTTGTCCTGCTCGATCATCGCATCGCGCTTGTCCTTCGGCGTGATGTTCCGCTCCGGCACGCCGAGCGACCGGCCGGCCTCGATCAGCGCATCATCCACCTCGGCGATCCGCTCGATCCGCTGCGGCGTGCCCATGGCGGAGTAGACGGCCAGCGCCATCTGCAGCCACTGGATAACCCGCTCGATCTTCTGGGCCTCCTTGGCCATCGCCAGCGGCGACTTGATCTTGACCCGGAACAGCAGCTGGTCGATCGGGATCTCGGTCTTGATGAGGCCCTTTTCGTAGGCGAGCTCGAGCACGCGCTTGACGGCGGGAATGGTGATTTCCTTGATCAGGCGGCCATAGGCGCCGAGGTGATCGGAAGCGAGGCGCTTGACCCGCTCGAGGATCTCGGTGGCCGAACGCACCGCCGCGCCATCGGGCGGCAGGCTCTGGTCCATCATCGTGGCCTTGACGCCCATCCGCAGCTCGTTGAGCACCATGCCGGAGAGGTCGAGGCGCGGATCCGGGAAGCGCTGCACCGATGGACCCATGGTCCCACCGTTGCGCGCCACCTTCCAGAACGTGCCCGGCGTCAGCGAGGCGAGATCGGGATTGAACACGCCGTCGTCGACGGCGGTGTAGATGCCGAGCATGGCGATCGCCGCCGCCATCAGCTGCAGGCGGGCCGTGGTGTTCGTGGTCTTGATCGACGGCATGGCCAGCATGGTGACGCCGCGCCCCATCGTCTCCCCGGGCACGCGGAAATAGCGCGGTGTCAGCCAGGGGCAGGTCCGCGACTGAGAGGTGAAGACGATGGTTTCCTGCTTGTCGCACCAGACATGCATCATCCAGCGCTTTTTCTTCGGATCGTAGATCGTGTCGGTATTGACCTCGATCTCGTCGCCGCCCTTGGTGCGCGCCGTCTCCTGGACGGTCGCCGAGAACTTGCCCTCCGGCCAGGTCTCCATCATCATCCGGTAGGTCATCTTCCGTTTCCAGTAGATGCCGCAGATCTTATTGTTTGCGCCGCCCTCGAGCGTCAGCTCGTCGATCGACACCGAGATCGGCTCCCACAGGCGATCGGGATCCGATGTCGAATTCATCAAGATCGCGCCGGTGCCGGCCGAGAGGTCCATCGCCATTTCGTGGAAGGCCATGTCCCAGTCGTCATCGAAAAAGGCCAGGCACACCTTGGAAATGCCGTCGAGGTCCTTGGTCCAGGCCTCGCGCTGGGTCTTGTCGGTGACCAGTGGCCCGGGCTCGATCCCGAAGTTTTCCTCGCCGCCGGCGGGCCAGAAATCCTGCTGCACCTTGCCGGCGAAGCGGAAGGCGCCGTCGATCGCCGTGTGGTCGTAGACCATGTCGACGCGTTTTTCGCCCTTGGCGGAATTCTTCGTCGATTTCCGGAACGGGATCGAATACTGGTACGCCTCGTCGAGCAGCGGCTGGAATTGGTCGCGCTCCGCCTGCGCTGCATCGCGCCGGGATTTGAGGCCCTTTACGTCCATCAGGCGGAGCCGAACTTCGACGATCCGCCGAGCACGTCGTTGCCGCCGCGCTGCAGGAAGGTGAGCAGCTGGCTGCCGCGCCTGGCGCCACCGCCGGAACCCGCCTGGTCGATATCAGCCTGTTGCTTCGACAGTTCCGCCAGCGACCGGCGCTGCTGCGCCTTCAACATTTCCTTCTGGCCGCCGTCGCCGCTGCCGCCGAAGCCCAGAAGTCTCGCCACTCCGCTCATAAATGTCTCCCGCTGCCTGTCGCTCGAAGAGACGGAAGCCGCAGGCCCGGGCGATACGCGCGCCGGCGTCCGTGCGGACGACTGTCACGAAAGCAGGGTATCGGCTGGCCGTCAGCGTCAACCGGAACTGGCGGGCGAGATAGACCATGTCGGGCGCGGCCTCCGGCTTGATGTCGAACCACACCTCGCCGAGTCCGGGCGAGACCGGATGGATGCCGAACAGGCCGAGCAGACGGCCATCGCGGTGAAACGTGAACGTGTCGCTCGCCGCTTGCTGGCTCTTGGCGACCACCCATTCCAGCATCGTCGTCTGGCCCAGCATCTCCGCCAGGTCATAGAGATCCGAGCCGGCCGAGAACGCCCTGGTCATTGCCCGACCTTGTGCGGATCGAACCCGCCGGCGCGCTTCTGCTGGTTGCCCCATGGCCCGTTCCGCTTGGCCTGCCGATCGGGATCCTCGCCGGCCGCACCCCGCAGCACGCCCATGCGCCCGCGAATGCCGATGATGCCATAGCCGCCGGCGTCGGCGACGTCGGACGCGGGATGCGTCTTTTCCGGCTTTTCCTCGTATTCGATCGACGACTTGGCGGTCAGGCGCTTGTAGCGGTATTTTCCGGCCAGGGCCTCGACCAGGAGCGGGCAGCCATACGGACAGACCAGCAGCTGCGTTTCCGGCTCGAGATAACCGCGGATCTCCGCTTTCCAGGCATCGAGACGCAGGCCGATCTCGTTGGACCCATTGCCCGGGATCAACGCCGGCAGGCCGCAAATGATCGAGATCGTCTCCATCGCCGCCAGCTGCCCGCCTTCCCGATCGGCGCCATACTGTGCGGCCGGGTCGAACCACAGCCGGATCTTGCTGACCGTCCGGTACTTGTCATAGATCCGCTGGTTGAGCGCCTCGCCGAAGCGGGCGGCGCCGACGCCGTGCCCCATATAGAGCTCGTCGAACATCGCGATCCGCCCGGGCGCCCAGCTCTGCATGAAGACGGCCGCAGGGTTGAGCGTGTTCATCGACGTGTCGATGCCGATGTCGATCGTGAGCTCCGGTTTATGTTCGAGCCGCCGCTTGCTGACATTGCGATCGCGGCTGAAACTCTCGAAGACCGGCTTGCCGGCGCGGGAATAGCCGAACTCGTTATCGACCATCCGCCGGATGAAGTGCTCCTCCTGGTTCCGGATGATCCGATCGTAATAGTCGAGCTCGAGGTAGAAGCGGTTTTCCGCCTCGGCCGAGCGGCCCGAGGGCTGCCGGAACAGGATGCGGTCGGGCGTCTTGAGGACGTTGATGACCAAGCTCTGATAGGTCCAGTTGTCGAGCGTCGGCGCGTTCATGTCGCCGATCACCATCCGCATGCGCTTGGCATTGGGATCGACCAGGATGTCGGCCTTCGGATAGCGGCCGACGCGCTGTTCCATGTCGTCGAGCGCGCCGGCGGCGTGCGTGTCGAGCTCGTTGAGCCAGGCGCCGGAATATTCGCGGCCCTTCATCAGGCTTTCGACGTCCATTTCCCCGAGGCCCGCGAATTCCGTGATCGCCTCGATGCGGATCCCGTCAGGCCCGATGAAGCGGAGCGTATGCGTCACCGGCCGATCGTTGCCGCCGGCCCAGCTCGAGCCGGGATAGCCCTTGGGAAACCACTGTTTCCAGCTTTCCAGCACCGTCTTTTCGACAGACCGGAACGTGTCGCGCAGCACGATCCACCGACACATGCGGGTGTGCTTCTTGTCATCCGGATGCCGCGCGATCGGCGCCAGCGTCGCCGCATAAATCCGCGCGAAGGCGCAGGCCGTCGTCTTGCCGCCGCCGAGCGGCCCCATGATCACCTTGGTGAGATAGGTCGAGGTGATGAACTGCTGCGCCACCGGCCCCGGCGGCGTGTAGTTGAACATATCGAAGTCGCCGCTCACATCGAGCTTGGCGACCAGCTTCCGCATTTCCGCTTCTGTGAAGACCTGCAGGTCGCCACGGCTGACCAGGTCGGCGATATGCTCAGCCATGGCAGCGCACTCGGCCGCGCGCGCATTGCGCAGGCGCGCGGCCCCCACCCGAAGTCGCCGAGAAGGGACTGCCGCCAGGCAGGCGCTTCGCAGGCGTCCGCTTGATCACATCAATCCCGGCCTCAATTTTCCCTTGCCCCCCGACCCCAAGGCGGCACCGTCCAGCCCGCACCCCGACCCTTAACCAGAATTTTGAAATCCGGCGCGCGCGGCCAACCTCCAGTTGCATAAAGGGAAATTGATGACGAAAAAACCGCCAACGGCGTGCGTGCCGATGGCCCTGTAGGGGGGCGGGGGGTGCCTTTCGGGGGAGGCCCGCGCGCCGGGCGCCCGGGTACGAGCCATGCGCGGCCCGCATGCCCCGCTCGCCCAGGTCATGCGACGCACTGCCCATTCGGTCGAAATGGCCGGTCCCCCTCGCAACGCGTTTATTCCACATAAACGCGCATGGTCGCACCGCGCCTTGCATCATCAATGACTTAGCTCGCATCGTCGTCACCCTCGCTTTCGCCTGTTTCGTCGCCGTCCGGCAAGTCGTTGATTTCACTCATGCTCACATCGAGCGCCGATCCGAGCGAGAACACCCGCCTGCCCTCGATCGTCTTGGCCTGGTCGAGCTGGTTGGTGCCGAGGTTGAGCACCAGCATCGGCAGCCGCTCATCCTCGATCTTCACCCGGATCGGCTGCTTGCCATGGAGATACGGCGCGAGCTCGCCGGCCGCCGAGATCTGGGCCTTGATGATGTCCATCAGGCTCGGCAGCACCGTGAGGATCTTCTTGCCCACAGCCGCCACGGCCCGTTCGTGCTCCTGGAACCACGCCTGCAGCTCCACCGGATCGACCGTGATGAAGTCCGCCATGGCGATCAGCGGATCGCGCCGGCCGCTCTCCCGGTACCAGGTCTCGAACTCCGCCGTCTTCTTGTTCGCCGCCCCCTTGGGCCGACCAGGACGCGCCGGCCGCAACCCCTCGGCCACCTGCTTGGCGTGGGCCGAGCCCGCATCGGCGAACGCTCCCAAGGCCTCGTTTTCGTCATCCATGGCATTTCTCCGATTTTTCTATTCCAACCACCTGCCTAATCACTGCCTAATCAACTGGATAAATATAATTCAATATATTCATATACTTACATAAGATTAGGCACATTAGGCAGATTAGGCACACCAATCCGTCGCATGTACCTGCCTGCCTGTGCACATCTGTAGAGAGTGGGTGCCTAATCTGCCTAATCTGCCTACGTTCCAAATCGCTCAATCAATTCAATGCCTTGCTCTAGGCAGGCGATTAGGCAGATTAGGCAGCACCGCGCCTCGCAGCATCAGGCCAGCCAACGCTAGCAGAGGCCGAAAATCGTCAACCGTGAACTTTCTTGCAAACCTCCGGGCCGGGGTGCGGGGTTTGGGGCGAAAAACGGCAAAAAGCGGCCGTCACGCTTGGAAATCTCGGGGTTGGGGCGGCGCGCTAGTCGCGCTTGATGCCGTCGTGGTGGATGGTGAAACCGATGTCGCGGGATCCGCATTTGCCGCAATGAAAACGCGGCTTCAGGTCCTTGGCCAGGCAGCCGTGATCAGCGCCCAGCCGCTCGCAGAGCGCGACCAGGTCGAGCTTGGCCGAGTGATGGCAGCCGCCAAAACAATGGACATGCATGGAGAAGCCCGGCGCGTCACGATAGTCGCCGATCGTGCTGTAGGCGATTGATCCATCCGGCCTGCGCGGCATTACTTAGAGACTCACTTAATAGGAATACGAACCTATTTAATACACAACAACACTTGCGCTGTGAATAGGTTCACATTCCCTTTCGGGATAGGGTTCACGATGTCAAAGATCCCGCACTCCCGCCGTCAGGCGAAAATGAGGCCGCCACGGCTCACGTATTCTCGCTGAGCCACAGCCGGAATTGTCTGAGGTTGATGAAGGTGCAGCGCTCCTGGCGGCCGGCGACGGTCGCCTTGTTGGATGCCTCCTTGGCGCCACCGCGCTTGACCTTCTTGACGATTACGAGGTCGGGCCCGCGATCGAAGGCGAATTTCCAGCTGCCCGACCCGCCGAGATGGCCGTAGGGGCTGTTCATCAGCAGCCGGCCGAGCGTCCTCGAGGAGTTTGGTATCGCCAGCAGCAGCGGATCCTCCATGCTGCCCTTGGTGCCGATCAGCGCCAGGTCCGCGCCCGAAAGCTGGTCATTGGCTTCCTTGAGGTTGAGCTCGTTGTCGCCGAACCGCTCGAGCACCTGGGCGACGGCATATTTGCGGCCGCCGATATGCTGGTCGATGACGATCGACTGGATGATGTCGAAGCATTTCAGCCATTCCGGCTTCTTGTCCTCGATTTCGATCATGTTCTCCGGCGGTATGATCTTCGCCCACTCGGCCGTCGTGTCCCAGGGCATGCCGAATTGCCGGCAGCCGGCCTCGCCCAGCATTTCGGTGGCGATCGCGAGGAACGTGCCGAATGTCTTCTGGCCGCGCGCGTCGTGGCCGGCCTCGCGCAGGATGTTGTAGAAGTCGTCGAGCCGGTACTGGATCTTGTCCCAGTGGTCAGCGAGCCAGCGCATCATCCTCGGCCCGACCGTTTCGGCCGCCTTCATCACCGGTGGCTTGTTGGTCTCGGTCTTGAGCGGCAGCAGCTGCAGGATGGCGAGCCGGGTCAGCGATGCCGGCGGCATCGGCGGCGGATTGATCGAGGAGAAATAGAACGCGCTCTGCGCCTGGAAATCGACGCCGGTATGGTTCTGCCCGCCGCGTATCCTGATCGAGCCCGAGGCGGCGTCCCTGGCCATCTTGATGATCTTCTGCGTCTGCTCCGGCGCCTCGTCGCCCTCGAGCTCGTCGATGGCGATCGGCAGGCTGTCGTGGCCCACCAGCTG